AGAAGAAAATAAAGTTAACTCACAAAAAATGTTAAAGGTTGCTGATAGACTAGGTCTTTAAATGTTTAATAGATGCAAAATAAAAAAGAATACATAGATGGTTATCTTGTAATTGATGGTAAACCTGTTGCACAAAAAAGACATAGATATACATTTAAAAAAGGTTTTGCTAGAAACTATGACCCATCTTTTACAGACAAAAAAAAGTTTAAAGCTAAAGTATTAGAATTTAAACCAAATAAGATGATTAAGAGCAGTATTGTGCTTTGTATGACATTTCATATGCCTAGACCTAAAAGTCACTATAGAACAGGCAAATACTCGCATTTATTAAAAGACAATGCACCTAAAACACATATAGTAAAACCAGACATTGATAATCTGGCAAAGTTTGTTATGGATGCATTGCAAGGAATTTTATGGGATGATGATAGTTATATAAATGCATTAGAAGTAAAAAAAGTTTATTCGAAAAAACCAAGAACTGAAATAGAATATTGGCAATTAAAAAAAAAGGAGAAAAATGTCACAAAAAGAAAGAGTATTAAATTGGCTAAAAACAGGAAGAACTCTAACACCATTAGAGGCTCTAAATAATAAAATGGGAATGAGGTTAAGTGCTATTATACACACACTTCGTAAAGAGGGACACGACATAGCCGATATAGGAAAAGAAAAATATGCAGAATATAAATTAATGTCAAAGGGAGGACAATTAAACTTTTAGCCGAGTAGAGAGTTGTATCGTGAGAGCAACCACAGGGGATTTTAAGAGTCTTTATATTTTTCAACTCTTTCCTTTCTCCTCTGCGATGTATACTCGGCAACTAATTCCCTGTTGTAGTAGTTATTTGAATCATATAAGCTTTTGGAAGCTTGGTATTTAGATATTATCTTTCTGACCAAAGACTATAACAGGGATATAATTTGAGCAGGTGCGTTTCTAACTGCCTTGATGAATGTATAGCAACATGTGCAATAATAGTGGAAACATAGGTTCCTTAACTTCCTAAAGTAGTGTTAAGGAAAATAAGGAAATATGCTTCACACTCGCACACATCACTAACTACCTGCTCACACTTTTAAATAGGAGATAATAATGTTACTTTATAAGATAACAAATAAAATAAATGGCAAAATATATTTTTCTGTCACAAGCAAAAGATTAAATTCTGCTTTTTCAGTATTATGTTCACATGCAAAAACAACAGAAAGAATACATAAACTAAATCCAAATTACAGAAAAATAAAATCACCAATACAAAAAGCTATAGTTAAGTATGGAAGAGACAATTTTATTTTAAATAAAATAAAAAATAACTTAACTAAAAAATCTGCTTATAACTTAAAAGAAAAATTAATTAAAGAATATAATGCTAATAATCCTGATGTTGGATATAATTGTACAACAGGCAACATTACTTATAAAATGAACAAAGATTGTAAAAAAAGAATGGTTGTTGCAAATACAGGCAAAAAGCAACCTCAATCATATATAGATTTTATGAAGTCAAGAGTTGGAAAGTTGCATCCTTTGTTTGGATATAAACATAGCAAAAAAACAAGAAAGAATATGAGCGAAGCTCAAAAAAATTCAAATTATGTACAAACAGAAGAAGTAAGGAAAAGAAAAAGCGAAACGATGAAAAGAAGATGGAAAGAGCCTGAAGTAATTAAGAAAATGGCAAACAGAGTTAGACCTCCCGTAACAAAAGCTACAAGAAAAAAATTAAGTAAAGCAAATAGTGGAAAAAACAATGCTATGTATGGCAGGGTGGGAAAATTAAACCCAAACTATGGTAGAAAATTGACTCCTGAACAAAAAAAGAATTTATCTGATAAAGCAAAAATAAGACAAGCAAAGAAAAAACTAGAATTAATTGAAAAATATAAAAATATGACAGAAAAAAGTTGTTCTGTTTGCAAAAAAATTAAAAGTTTAGATATGTTTTATAAAAGTTCGAAAGCTTTAAGTGGTTATTCTTATCAATGTAAAGATTGTTGTAGTAAAAGAAACAGACAGAGAAGAAAAAAAAGGAGAATAAAATGATAGCAACACAAGAAGAGTTAAAAAGATTTAAAAAATTTATGGGATTTGATATAGAAAAATCAAAACCTAAGTCTAAAAGAAAAAGAGGAAGACCTAAAGGTTCTAAGAATAAAGTTAAGAAAGTTACAAATAAAAAAAGTAAGTGGTTGTAAGATATTTAGGTCAGACAAATGTCAAATGTGAAACCTGTAGTGCTAACATACCTAAACACTCTTATGAATGGGAATTACTATTTAAACATTTATATCCTGATGATTATAAGACAACACACATTGTATGTGAAAAATGTGCTATAAGAGAAGTTGGTAAAAAACATTGGAATACTGTGAAGAGAGGAGGAAAATGACATATAATAAAAGCACTTTTGCTAAATTTCCTACAAAATCTGTTAAGGGAGAAAAAGCAAATCATAAAAAAAATGTAGTTAAAATAAACAATAAACGTCTAGATGCTATAAACAAGTTAAAACCACATCCACCTGCCAATAATGGTTGGTGGTATTATGAAATGTTTTCTAGAGATACGTTTAACAGAAGACAAAGGCAAAAAAGAAGATGAAGACAAAGCAATCTAAACCTACAATAAAAGAATTGTCAGGTAGAGCAAACTATTTACTTATAGAATTGAGACAACTGCAGAACATTGTAAGTAATCTTATGGAATTAGTAAATGATTATATAGAATACAAAAAAGACTCTGATAAATTTAAAAAGTTTATAGAGAAAAAATTGGAGAAAATAGAAAAATTAGAGACACAAAAGACTACATCCAAAAAGTAAAATCTTTGCCCTGTCTTGTGTGTGGACAAACCCCTGTTGACCCTGACCATTTATCTCATAGAGGGTTGGCAGGTAAAGGGGATACAATTACTAATACTATTCTCGATTATAGTTGTGTCCCCTTGTGTAGAGTTCATCACACAGAAAGACATGCATATGGTCTAAAAAAATTTCAAGAGAGATATCGTATAAACCTTTGGAAAGAAGCACACACAATATTAAGGAGGTATTTTGTCAAAGACTAAATCATTTAGAGCAAAAGTAGATATTGATAAGAAAGTATTATCATTTTATGACAAAGAAGCTTTCTTGTCTTTTATACAGACAATTCCAGGAGAAATAGATATTACTGTATCAGAGGTAAGTTCTAGGACTCATTGGCAAAACAGATACTATTGGGCTATAATCAGCGATTTTATGCAAGATAATGCTTTTGGTGGATACACTAAAGAAGAAGTGCATAGAACCTTAAAACTTATGATGGGAATCAAATCAACTGCCAAGCTATCAAAAGAAGACTTTATAGAATACCTAGATAAAATCCAAAGATGGGCTGACGAACAAGGCATAGCGTATCAACACGCTGATGACGATTAATAAGTCATTATTGCATCTTCTTTTTGTTTTTCTGTCCCTAAAAATGATTTTTGTAATTTTTCTACTAAATTTCTTCTTACTTTTTTAGGTAAAGGAGCTACATAACGACCATATTCTCCTGTATCGATACCAAGTTGTTCTATTAATCTTTTGTCAAAAGCTTCTACCATTTCTTTAAAAACTTGTTGCTCTATTAACTCTGTGTTATTAAATACATCTAAAACATCTAATGCTTCATTAACAAATGGTATTGCTTCTTTAGGCATACTTGTAAAAGTTTTTGCAACTTTGTCTATTTTTGTTTTTTGATTCATATTATCTACATATGGATTTCCACCAATAGAAGCTTGAACTAAAAAATTAAGGTTTTTAATTAATTTTGTTACAACTCCTGCTGATATGCCTAAAGGTATTGGTATATTAGTAAAAGGGAAAGTATAGTCTTTTTTATCTTCTCCTGTAACTTTAGATAAAATTGTATTTGCAACATCCATTCCAAAAAATGTTCCTGCAAGATTTCTACCAATAATATATACCTTGTCCATCACTTCCCAAGCATTAGGGTTGTAACCTTTTTTGTTTCTATTTTCTTTTTTTAAGTCTTTAATAATTTGTGGTATCATCTTCTTCAATCTATTTAATTGATGCATTTGACCTCTAAAGTATGTAGTCATTTGTCCCATCAATCTGTTCATTTGACTACCCTGTTCAAATGGAGCTCTTTTATCTCTTTCGTAATCCATATTAACATAAACTGCATGTTCTTTTGCTACATACTGTTTAAAAGCGTCAGGACCTTCTGTTGCTAATAAAAATATAGCGTGTTGCCTTTGACCTTCTGTCATATTGTTTAAATCAGTTTTAATTATAAATTTACTTAACTCTTTTCTGTTAGCTGTATTAATGTTAAAATTTGATAATGCAGCATTTGACCTTGTTATAGAACCCAAATAAGAGGCAAATCTACCAAATTTATCGCTAATTCCTATTAAATTTAGATGTTGAGCTGTATTATTTAAAAATCTTACAGGGTTAAAAGATATTCCGTTTTTTCTGTCAAGCATAGCCTTTGCAAGAGTAGGATATTTATAATCAGCATTAGTGTATAATTGATTTGTATAATCAAATCCCATAATATCTGCTTGTAAAGTATATGATTTGTCAACATTTTCTCTAAAATATTTTCTATCTGATTCGTTCAAAAATTTACCTTGCATCAAACCTTTAAATATTCCTTGAATCATATTAATATTATTTGGATTCATAGGAAGAACTTGCATCAGATTTCTAAAAGTCATTTCAAAATTTGCAAATATAGATAAAGAAAATTGACTACTTACATTATTAAATAAATTAACTGCACCTGAAATAGGTTCAGGGTTTTGTAATATTTCATCTATGTTAGCTCCAATCCAATTCGATATTGTTGCTCTATCTTTAAACATTGGACTTACAGAGTTTTCCCACATATAAGCATATTCCATCAAATCTTCTTTAATACCTAGCCTTTTAGATATTCTTTTATAATATTGTGTGTATAGTTGAACTTGTGTTTTTTGTCTGTCTATATCAGTATTTGATTCTGTTCTAGCATTTAAATGTCTTTCAGATAGTTTTCCTACATCTCTTCTAGTAAAAGAACCAATTCCTGCCTTTCCAGGGTCTAAAAATTCTCTTAAACTATAATCTTTTTTTACACCCCAAGTTTTGTCTTTTGCAAACTTTATTACTGCATCTATACCCTCAGTTTTGTAAAGTTTTTTTATCATTGCTAAATCTTCTTTAGGTGCATCAGGTATAGATTTTACTTGACCATAAGCATATCCTATTGCCCTTTCTTTTCTTATGTCTTTTTCAAAACTTCTTAATCCTTTTATAATATAATCGCCTATAACTTCTTCAGACTGACTTAATTTACCCTCTTTACCTTTAGACCGTATATATAATTCCATTTCTTTGTCTATTGACTTATCTCTAAATATTCTGTTAAATTCAGGTAATTTTGCTAAATTATTAATATGTTGAGTTGTTTTATATTTAATTCTATCTGAATTGTCTATTAATCTTTTCCAAGTTCTAGCTATAGGAACTCCTGACATATCTTGAATTTCTGTTATAACATGCTGCATATCAGCAAACTCATTTGCAGCTATGTCAGTTTTAAAATATTTTCTAGCTAATATTTCTAAAACGTTTGCTACACCTAATAATCCTGCAAGTAAAGATGATTGTAAAACATCAATACCAATAAGACTACCTGCACCTATAACACTTAATG